ACGATTAATATTAGATTTAAGTCCTATTGCCATTTACTTTTTACCTTTCTTTTTAGATGTTGCTTTTGGTGTTTCTGTTATGATGTTTTCTAACGCCTCTTTCTTAATTGCTTCGATATCAAAATCTTCTTCTAAGTCTGCTAACTCAGCCTCTTCAGGATGCAGTTCTCCTTCTGCTCCGAAACTATCTGGAGCTTCGTCTGCTGATTTCATTACAAATTCTTCAGGCTCTACCGGGGGAATAGGAGCAATCTCTGCTTCTATAGGAGCAACATATTCTTCAATGACAGGTTTTGATTCTTCTACGAGTTTATCTAACATAGGAGTTTCTTGTTTTACTTCTTCAACTACACTAGATTCTTTTTCTAATGCATCAAGTTCTCTCTGTTGCTTAGGAGATAAAGGAGCATTTGGATTTGCACTTTTACTGAGATTTGGATTCTCAGGACGTTCTTGTAGAGGTACTGCCCCTTGCGTTCCTACTTGTGATGCGTAAGAGTCTGCAACTCTCTGAGTGTTTGGTTTTACGATGTTACCATTGCTATCAATCTCATCACCACGAGAGTTAATAGCATTAATATTACTAACAGCACGTGTTTGTTCTTGTCGTGCAATTAAAGAGGCCATGTCTAATGATTTACCTCTTGCTGTTTTATATACTCTGCTCATATTCTTATCCTATTTTAAAAATTCTTCGATGTCTAGACCGTAGTAGATACTATTTATACGGTGAATACCGATCAAAAACAAAACAAAACTTGATACACTTGAGCCTCTTCCGACACCCCAAACAATATTGTTTTCTCTCATTAAATCAACTAAGTATTTCATGTATTGAAGTAATAAGAACTGTCCTCGTTTTTGATACAGTAATAGTTCTTTACCTACACGTTGAATTTCTTCTTCATGTTTGCATTGTGTTAATAACCACTTAGCAATATCAAACTCTCTATAGTGTTGAGGCATATGCCATTTGCTTCGCATTTCTTCATCAAAGTCTGCGACTGACATTTGTGCTAGTGTATGTTCTATTAGTCCCGGAACGTTTTCGATCTCTAATGAAGGATCTATATCTATTTTCATATCCGTCAGAGTATTTGTTAAATGTTGACTAGGATTTTTCATGTAGATATCTACTAAATCTCGTTCAGTATAGATAGGGCGTCCGTAGTAATCGTTAATCATATGATATATTATACAGCAATAAATGTAAAATACAAGTAATAAGGGTTAGTTATCTTAATTCTTTTTACCCTTTTTTACAAATTGAAGTTCTAGTTTTTCCCAGTCATCATTAGAAAAAAGTTTTACAATGTTATTGTCATCTGTAACTGGTACAGAATGTTCTATGCATAGAGTATTGCAGTTCCACCATTTAGTGTTATCTTTGTCTATTGTATTCTCTACTACTTCTGATACTGTACAATAACGAACACCGTCACTTAGATTAGAACTCAGTGTACAGTCTGTAACTTTTAAACGACCTTCAGTAATAGAGTTAAACTTTTGTAGTAGAGCCATAGAAATGATCTGATCAAAAGGCTCTTCTGGTAACACACAAACTCTGATGCCGGCATCTTTATATTTTTGTATTGCTTTAGTATCGGCTTGATGAATGAAAACACAATTGTTTAACACAATCATACCGAAATGTAGTATTCTTTCTAGTGCTATGTTTTGTTCAATGATATCCTCTGTTTCTATTAACATAGAAAGAGTCATAAAATATTCGTTGAGGATAAAAGTGTCAGAAAAATGTATCGCAGTCGAAAAACTCAAGTCTCTTTCGATCCTGGCTGTCATTTTATTTCCTATCTACTTTAATAGTGTCGCCTATATCTTTGTCATCAAATAATTTGTCTAGTTTTTTTCTTTGTTCATCTTTATAACTATTCATAACCATGTCAAGTTGATTAACTAAAGGTTGGTTTTGTGTTCTATGTGCAAAAGTTAACTTACCAGTAAGTTCACTAATTGCTTCCTGTAAGTCTTCAATAGATTTATCTGATAAATCACTTATAAATGGATGATGCATGCCTGTCATAGCGTCCTCTTAGAATGAGTCTAACGTAACTCGCTTCCAGATATCATGTCCTTGCACATAAATTGTTGCGATTACTCCATCCACTTGTGCCGATGTAGCATCTGTTAGTTCTACAGTTGGTCCTGCAACACCACCTGCGATACGAGTTCTACTCAATGTCATAGTGGTTGTTGTTGGTGCAGTTTTAACATAGTATGGTGTATTGGCTACTAAACCTGCGTTAGTTACATTAGCGCCTGAAAAGATAACTGGTTGATTTGCCCAAAAAGTATTTGCAATTGATGTTGCTCCTACTGTAAGAACATTACTTGTAACTGATTGTGCGTTCCCTGCTGTTACATTACTATCAAAGTTCCCTATACAAATGTATGTGTAAGCAATAGGTGAAGCCTGCATCGTTCCTGTTGCAGTTGATAGTGTAAGAGGTGTAGTAAGTGCAGTATCTGTTGTTACAACAAGACTAGTATCGGCTACAATAGCAGAAACGTAATAAGTTGTGCCTGCAACAGGTCCACCAAATATTGTTCCGCCGCCTTGAGCAGTGAATTGAATTGGCATACCTACATAAAAGCCTGTAGTCGATGCAACTGTAAAGATATTAGTAGTTATAGTTGTAGCAGTTACTGTGATCGGAGTTATTACAGGTGCAACAGCAATATCGCCGTTTCTATCACCTTGATAACCTGTCGGTGTATTTGCATCTCTTGTTTCTATCTGTGATGTTTGATAAGGTCTATTGACCGGTTCAATTAAGATTGAATTACCGCAATCGACTGTAGATAGATCATATACTAATCTTCCTGCCCCGTAAGGTGCAGTAGCAATTTGTAAATTACCTGAATTAAGTGTGTTGTTTTCTAATAGAGTACCACTTACTGTTGCTGGAAAATTAAGATTTGCTAATGTATTTGAAATTGTTAAATCTAATGTGATCGTATGTTTAGTTGCAGTTGGTGACCACCCTGCAAGTTGAAAAGTTGTATCACCTGTAATCGTAGCAAACTGTACGTCACCTAATGTACAATCAACAACGACAGTACCTGATACATTATTACCTAAATTATATGTAGTATTACGAAATGTTCTAATAGCGGCATTACTAATTAAAGTATTACCCATATTATTATCTAATGTAATATTATTCAAACCTTGCTTAAGTACTACTTTATCTTGTAGTTCTGTAATTTCAGTACCAGCAGTGTTTAAGTTGTTTTTAATAGCCGTAAAGTTATCTCTGAACCCTTCAGAACTATTATTTTGTCCCGGAGTCGGATAATTTCCGTCTATTCCGTTTGTATTAATTGTACTCATAATTTATCTAATCTCTCAATATACTATTTATCTATGCAAATTAGCCAGATACATTTCCTTCGTCTGGTAAGATAGTGCGTCTAGGAAATAAGACATGAAAATCTTTAGAGTCGATAGGGTTAGGCTCTGGAGAAGCACTCGGTAGTCCTGTCCATGCGGGCGGACTAACATTATTATCATAGTCAAACGTAACAGATTTATCTACAGTTATTCTATCTAACTGGAAGTTAATTGTGTTTAATGTATACGGTCTTCCTAAAGGATCTAACCATAATGTTTCAATATTATTCTTAATCGTTGCTGATGTTCCTGGTTTACAATAAGCAATGACCCAAGCAGGAGTGTAACCTAATGTCGAACCATTTGCTTGTTGACTTGTCATCCATTCAGGAAGCAATCTAAAGTCAAATTCTTGTCCTAAGTTTGTGCCTGTTCTGTCTCTCATGTTGGGTAGACTGTTTGGGAATAAGTTTCTTGCATATCCTGGAGTCAAACTTGTATAGTAGCCTGGTTGACTTGTTTCTGTTAATAAAGGCAAACCACTTTCATCAGATAATAACTGTTCTTCAAATGTTTCTTGTGTTTCTATCTGCTGTCCTGCAGGTGTTGTATTAACATAACTTGTATATACATCAGTCACACTTGTATACCAAGGCCCTTTGTTTAATGGTATGTTTCTTGGCCATATTATTTCTTCACTAACACTTTTGCCTTTAGGATTAACTAAGTTGTCTTGTACTTCTGAGTACACAACTTCATATACTACTGTACCAGCCGCATTCTTTGCAACTGCTGTTTTTAATTGGCCTAATGTAATATATCTCCAATAATGATTCTTAGTAATAGCGGCTACATACTCATCAAAGTCACTTGCATAGATTCCATATGCATGTTCATATGTAATGTTTGTTGCTTTACCAAAGTTAACATCGTCAGATCGATATAAGTCTGCTGTTGGAATAAGTGTAGTGTTATTAAGCAATCCTTTAATTATATTTCTATCTGCAACACCCGGAACACATTTAATATATAATGTATCAGTAGGTTGATCAAATTCTTGTACAATTTTTAATGTAAATGTTCTACTAGAATGTACAACAGGGTAAAGAGATGAATATGCTTCGATTGTAAAGTCAAATTCTGTTTCAGTATTTTTATTTAAAAACGTGTCTGTAGGTTGATACGATACTGTACCTGATATCTCTCCGTTATCTAATAACTTTAACTCAGGGGGTAATTTTCCGCTTGTTACTCTGTAGTTAAGTGTAACATCTGATGTCGCACTTACAGATAAAATAGATGTTTCACTATTATTCATCTTACCAAGATCGCTAGGGGTAACCCATGTAACTGTACCTAATATATTATTAGAAACTGTCATCTTAAATTTAAATACAGAACTCTGTACGTTAGTAAAACTTGCTTTTCTTACGTTCACACTAAATGCATAGTTTGAAATGCTGTCAGCGGCGATTGTAGGCGTTCCTGTGATCCATCCTGTAGTAGAGTCTCCTACTAACCCTAAGGGTAAATCTATAAATTGATACTCTAAAGCATCTCCATCAAAGTCTTTACCGAGCATTCTCCATGAGAAGTATTCTCCACTTGGATATGTTCCGATATTTGCTTCTGTACCGGGAGAATATGTTGTGTTTATATCATCATTAGGAAATACATAATAACCATAGTTAGTTGGATCATTTGTTGCAACATCAAATGTTGTAGGCCTAGTATTCAATATACTCGGTGTTCTAGTATTACCCGGGAAGCCAGGTCCTCCTGCACTAATTGGTGCATTTTGATTTGCAACAACAATGTTATATGATTCTAATGCATTACCTAATGGTGATGATAGTTCTAATGTAAATGAATATGTCTGTACTGTTGGTTCACCTGTTTGAATCTGTGGTAATGAGGCATTGAATGTACCTACACCATCAACAAGAACCTCTGCTGTTCCACCACGTGCGCCTGAGATTGTAAATGTAGTTGCAGTTAGAATATCTTTGACATAATAAGTTCTATTAACTACGATGTCTCCGTATACAGTTCCAGAAAATGTAATAGGTCTTTCTTTAACAAAGCCAGTTGTACTTAATACTGTTAAAATACTAGATGATATTGCTAAGACTGATGTAGTTACAGCACTATAATTAATATTAATAACAGGTGGTTCTGGGTAGCCTCTTAATAATCCTTTACTGTTTAATTCTAAGCCTGGAGGTAAACTACCTTGCACTTTTCTTATTAATACTGGATTAGATGCTACTGGATTATTATATTCTATTTGTAATTCTCTCCACACCGTGTCGTTTGTGTTTAGTATTGTTCCAGTTGGTGTAGCAAATGTAGGTGTAGCAACTCCACTAATAATTGTACTAAAAGTTCTATCTGCTATGCGTTGATTATCACCTGTATAATCATCTGTTGCTCTTACAGCAAAGTTGTATGTAGTATCAGAGCCGACGATGCCGGGTGTTCCTGATAGTATACCTGTTGTACTATTCAATGTTAATCCTGTAGGAAGAGCACCACTAAGTACAGCATATGTAATTTTTGTAGCAGGAGCAATAGGTGTTGCTGAAAAAGTAAATGTCATAGCAACTTGCGACGGGTATGTGCCGATAGAGCCTGCTGTAGTTACCCATGTAGGATGGTTGCTCATCGATTTAATCCTAGAGAGTAGTGTGTTTTACCACCTACTTTAGATGCAGTCAAAGATTTCTTTCTATTACCTTCTGTATTGTAGGTAACATGTACCCAACCAGAGTCTGGTATGCCCGGAGTATAAAACTCTAAGATGACTTGATCAAAGTCAGTATGTCTTTCGATCCATTTAGCAACCTCAAATGTAGAGACACCGGGGACTTCAATGTCTGCCGCTTGTCCTTTACAATGTTGTGATTTTGCACTTCCACCTACTGCTTTATTCAGGGCTTCCCCACGATATCCACTGTTAATAGTAGTAGGTCCGAAATGTTCTCTGACTTTTTGCAATACATTTTCACAGAGAGCCTTTGCATTTGCTAAATGTTCTTCAGGCATAGTGTTATCTAAACCTTGACGTATAGCAGTTTGACTTTTTTCAAACTCTGTTAATGTAAAATTATTGCTAAGTTTCATTTGTTTTTTATCCTTCTTAAAGATGCAAAACATTATGCATATGTTGCGCCAACAGTATACCATGCTGATGAACTATGTGCTACAAATTGAATATGTCCTTTAGGACCTATTGACATTGCCCCAGGGCTACCATCAATGTTATCACCCGGTGCCGGATATACTTTTAATATATTTGATGCTGATATATTTTTAATGTATAGACATAAACCTGCAACGGCTGTCATTAGTAAAACACCATTGTCATTGCTAGGTGTTGTTACTGTGAATATATCTGCTCCGGCTACTGCTGTAGCACCTGCTAGATTTGTTCCGGTTGCAGTTACTGTTGTTACGTCTTTAATAATGTGAGTCTGATTAGTTATATTACCAGACACTGTTAAGTTAGTTAATGTACCAACAGAAGTAACGTTCGGCTGTGATGCCCCTGTAATATCTAATGCTAGTGCTGAACTACCTGCTGATGTTGCATATGTTGCGTTTGCTACTGTTCCAGAAATATTAGCGGATGCTACATTTGATAGGCCGCCACCATCACCTGTAAATAATCCTGTATTTGCTACTACTGCTGATGCTGTTATAATTCCATTGACACCTAATGCTGATAGTGTACCAAGAGATGTAATGCTTGGTTGTGCCGCAGTTGTTACTGTACCTGAAGTTGTGGCTGTTGTAGCACTTGATACTGTACCTGATACATTAGCTCCTGCTACTGAGTTTGCTACTTGAGCAAAGTCAACTTCACCTGAAACATTTTGTCCTGTGATTGCTGTTAAATTTGCTCCATCTCCAGATACATATGTAAACACACCACCTGTGCCTGACACATTCCCTGCAGACACACTACCAGTGACTGATAATGATGACAATGTACCGACACTTGTGATGTTTGGTTGTGCGGCTGTTGTTACTGTACTTGCTGTAGTTGCTGATGTTGCACTTGTTACTACTCCACTTACATTAGCACCTGCTACTGCATTAGCAGTAGTTGCAAAAGCAACTGCCCCAGATACATTAGCACCAGCAACTGCGTTTGCTGTTGCCGCGAATGTAACTTCTCCACTTACATTAGCACCTGCTACTGCGTTTGCTGTAGTTGCGAATGTTGCTAAAGTTGCTGTAGGAACAGCGCCTGTTATATTTGCACCTGGTATATTAGTTAATCCGTCGCCGCGACCGATGAATGTTCCACTACCGCCTGCAATTGTAATGTTACCAGCGTTTGTAATTAGATCACTGTTAGTGTTTAAGTTTCCACTTAATATTAATGAACTTAAAGTACCAACAGATGTGATGTTTGGTTGTGCTATTGTTGTTAGACTTCCGCCTAATATTCCAGCAGATACTCCGCCGGCAGCAATAATAGAGCCGGGTGTATTTAAGTTACCTGTTGTTTTATTGAATGTAAATCCTGTGTTACCAGCATAATCAGTGCCACCGTCATTGAATATGACCTGTGTATCTGCACCTTGAGCCGGTACTAATGTTGCACTATCAAAAGATAAAGTACCAGCGCCATCTGTTTTTAAGAATGATCCTGCTGTACCACCAGTAACTGTTACATTACTTACGGGTCCTAAATTAGATGTGCTATTAAAGTTTATGTTGTTGTCAATACCTGCAGATACTGATAATGAACCTAATACTTCTACCTTGGTTCCAGTATTCTTAACTTGTAATATGTTTGCAGTTCCACCTACTGTAACTCTGAACGGTCCACTAGCATCAAGTCTTGCTTCACTTGTGCCGTTTTCGATATATGAACCTGTTGATACAGATATGTTTGATAGACCACCACCGTCACCTGTAATTAATCCAGTTGTAGTTAGGTTTCCTGCATCTATGTTTCCTGTAACATCTAATGATGTTAATGTGCCTGTGCTTGTTATGTTTGGTTGTGCGGCAGTTTCTACTGTACCTGTTGTAACAGCATATGTTGCATTTGCTACAGTACCTGATACGTTTGCGCCAGCAACTGAGTTTGAAACTGCTGAGAATCCAACTTCACCACTGACATTAGCACCTGCTATTGCGTTTGCTGTAGTTGCGAATGCTACTGCTCCACTTACATTAGCGCCTGCTACTGCATTTGCTGTAGTTGCGAATGCTACTGCTCCACTGACGTTTGCACCTGCTACTGCATTTGCAGTTCCAGCGAATGTTGCTAAGTTTATAGTACCTATTACATTACCGGCAGCCACTGCATTTGCTGTTGCGGCATTCGTCACTTCACCTGATACATTAGCGCCTGCGACTGCATTAGCAGTAGTTGCAAAAGCAACTGCTCCGCTTACATTAGCACCAGCAACTGCGTTTGCTGTTGTTGCGAATGTTACTGCACCACTTACGTTGGCACCTGCAACTGAGTTTGAGATTGCAGAATTTGGTACTTCACCTGAGACATTTGCTCCGGCTACTGCGTTAGCGGTCGATGCGAATGTTACTGCACCTGAAACATTTGCACCAGCTACAGAGTTTGATACTGCGGCATGTGAAACTTCTCCGGTTACATTAGCACCTGCAACAATATTTGCAGTTGCGGCATTCGTTACTTGTCCAGTAACGTTTGCTCCTGTGATGTTTGATAAGCCTCCGCCATCTCCAGTGAATAAACCTGTGTTAGCAGTGAATGCTACCGCAGTAACGGTTGACTGAACATCTAGTGTTGTCAACGTACCTAATGATGTTATGTTTGGTTGTGCTATAGTTGATACTGTACCTGCAGTTGTTGCTAATGGTACAGTTCCAGTTACATTAGCACCAGCGATTGCTGATAGTCCAGCTCCATTACCACTGACATTTGCGGCTATAAGAGCGGCAGACAATGTTATGTTGTTGGCATTAATGTTTCCATTACCAGATGTTGCATTTGCTAATATGTATCCGAAGTCTCCGGACACATTACCTATAATTGCATTACCTTGTATTGAGTTTGATACTATTACGTCACTGATATTTGCTACAGTGTTAGGTATATCAATATATAATGTTTGAGTCGAGTCTGTGATAGTTGCACTACCACCTGGGGAGCCGTTTCCGGGTGCATCTCTAGTTAATGATAACGTTGTTGAAGTAAACTGTACGCAAGATATGTTAGCACCTAAGACAACGTTTCCTACTGGGGAACCGTTCACTAAGTATACTCCCGGCCCTGCTGTCTTGTTAACTGATACTACTGCTTGATCGCCTAATCCAGCGAATACTTCTGTAAAATTTAACTGAACTTTCTCAAATGCCGATCGTATAGCATCTGCATCTGGATCGTCAGGGAATGCTCCGAAGTCAATATTTCTTTGTGCCATAGCAATTCTTTCCTAATAGTAGTATTTATCTTTGTTAAACAGATGCCGCTATATAGGCAATAGCCAAAAAAATACCCGACTTAGCCGGGTATTTAAACGGGTTCAACGTTATATTATTTTTATTTGCTTAACTCATCCATCTTAAGCATTAGACCTGCTAGGCCATCATGTGACATTACAGAGCCTTCTTTAACTAAGTCAGCACCATTGTAGCCAGTGCGATCATTTTGACCTGCAATAACTGGAATAGTTGTTTGACCTGTTGATTTCTGCTTGTTAAGTCCACCTGAGATTACTTTAGTCATAAAGTCGATATCTTGTTCAAATGAAGTTTCTGTGCCGTTTTTACCAGCATCGTTAGCCCATTCAGTAAGTTCTTCTTCTTCTTTCGTGTCTCCACATGCTTCATCAACCTCTTTCTCAGAATCGCCTTTCTTACCTTTCTTTTTATCTTGGTATGCTTTTAGACCTGCGGGTATCTTACCTTCTTCTAAGTCATCGTCTTCTGCTACTGCAAACTCTCTTTGATCTTCAGTTTGTGTCTCAGTGATTTCTTCGTTCTCAGTGTCGTTTACATCGTCCTTAGGTGCATCCTCTGCGCCTTCTTTAGTTAATAGTCTTTCATCATCGTGTTGTGATAATGGCTGAGTAGGTTCTTCTGATGCTTCTGCTCCTACTTCTGAAAGCATAGCCATCATTTCTTTTAAATGATCATGTTCTTCGTCTCTGCTACCGAACTTGCCATATGAATCGTCTCTACGATCTTTCATAGACTGTTTCTTATCAGATTCTTTACCAGTACGCATGCCTAATGACTCATCTTCTTTGTCATCATAACCTTGATCTTCATGCATTTCATCATATTCAATATCTTTAGTAACATCTTTGCCGTCTTTGCCTGGATGTCTGCGATCATCGTAGTCTGCATCATGTGCAACTTCTCTACCTGCTTTTTCAGCATGATCATCTCTTTCTACATCTGATTCTTCATCGACTTTTTTGTCACCTTCAGTAGATGCATTCCAATCATACTTGTCATATAATCCTGCATCTTTTTCTTGTTCTTTGATGTCTCTATGTTCTTCGTCACGTTTGCCGAACTTTCCATATGAATCATCTCTACGGTCTTTCATAGATTGTTTTTTACTTGATTCTTTGCCAGTACGCATTCCTAATGACTCGTCTTCTTTGTCATCATAGCCCTGACTCATTTCATCAATCATGCCCATCATTTCTTCTAATGATTTTTCTCTATGCTCTGAATCTCTTTTTCCAAACTTACCGTAAGAGTCATCTCTACGTGCTTTGTCTGATTGTTTGTGATCTGATTCTTTGCCTGTTCTCATGCCCAATGACTCATCTTCTTTGTCATCATAGCCTTGTTCTTCATGCATATCGTCTGCTTGAGGTTTGACATCATGGTCGTCTTCATACTCTTTGATGTCTCTGTGTTCTTCATCTCTCTTACCGAATTTACCGTAAGAGTCATCTCTGCGATCTTTCATTGATTGATGTTTGTCTGACTCTTTGCCTGTTCTCATGCCTAATGACTCATCTTCTTTGTCATCATAGCCTTGAGTTTCTTCCATAGACTTATCGCCACATCCTTCTTCCATAGCATGTTGATCACCGCATGATTCACATGCCGCGTCATCTACTTGTACATCAATGTCAGTACCTGGTGCTTCTACTTCGTCTTCAAAGTCTCCGTTAGGCATATCTACTATACCCATTAACTTAAGCATGTCATCATGTGAACCTTGTGGTTCTACTTCTACTTCAGGACTACCATAAAATGATCCAGTGTCTACTACTTCAGCATCAACATCAGCAACTTCTGCATCTCCATATTGACCTAAGCCAACATCTTTAACAAACTTGATTAACTTGTCTGCTTCTGCATCTGTTGCATTAACACTAACTCTATCTGGTGTATTTTCTTCACCTTGAGTGATAGACATTGTATAGCCTTCATCAAGTTTTCTTTTAGTTGATACTTTACCTTCTACTAAATGAGAGTTTAATTCTTGTTCTAATGATTCAAATGTCCACTCATCTTCTTCTAAGTATGCATCAGATTCTGTAGTTTTTGTGAATTCTTTTCCACCTACTTCAAACTTATCACCTGTATGTGCTTTTGCAAGTGCTCCTGAGAATGCATTACCTTCTTCAAATTCGTCTTCAGAAACTTCTCTTTCGACTGTTTGTGCGTCCCAATCATACTTGTCATATGCACCGGCATCATCTGCACCAACGTTTCCGTCTGGAGAAGATTCTGCTTCGCCCATTGCACCATAAGATGCCATAGTATCTACAACTTCTGATTCAGGTTCTTCATGCACGATTCCTACGATTGGCTCGTTACGAATTCCCATTTCTTTTTCAGAATCTTCATAAGTGTTTTTCATTCCACATGCTTCGTCTAAGCCTTCTTTATAGCCTTCGTGGTATGCTCTTGCACCTTCAGAACCTTCGTCATGAGGACATGAATATCCACCTTTACATAAACCATGAGCATGACCCATGTGCTTTGCCGCTTTAAGAATGTGATGTGCGCCTTCTTTTAAGTTTGTTTTTGTATTTTTAATCATAATATTAAGTTCTTTTTTATTGCACTTAGGGTGCAGTTGTTGTATAGCAGATGTTGATAAACCTTCGTTACACATAGATTTCAAACGTGAAATACTTGGTAAGTTACGAGATTTACTCTCTACATAAGTTTCTGGTGATGCTTTTCCGTCTGTCTTTCCTTTAGGATTTAAGACTTTGCCTTTCGCCGCTTTAGGGTTATTAGTAGGTTTCACATCATAGTCCTTAGTTTTTTCTTTTACTAGCTGAGGTGTGTCAGCATCGTTGGCTGCCAATGCGGCGTTTGCCGCGGCATTACCTTTTTCATCATTAGATGAATTGTGTGATCCGTCATCTGGCCCGTATTGAGCGGCCATATTAGCGCCTTCTTTTACTTTTTTACCTGAGATTACACTTTGAGTATTAGATCCATTGTCGCCCATTTGCGGTGTAATTTCTGGAAGTTTGATTGCTTCTTTTACTTTCATTTTTGATGAACGTTGTGTATCATATGAAAGTGGAGATTGTCCACCATATGAACCTGATCCGTCACTTTCTCTCATGCCACCGCCACTAATTGGAGATGTAAGATCCATTGATGATTCAGGCGGAGTATCTGTTTCTTTCATCTTACTAAATGTTTTAGCAAGGTTTGCTCTTTTTTCTGTTTTAGCATTAAACTTGTCTTTGTTTGCTAGTACATGTTTTGCGAATGCTGATGTAGACATTCCTGCTCTTTCTGCTTGTGCTTTGAAAGCACCTGGCTTCTTAACTGCGCCATCAATCCAATCTTCGGCTTCTTGTATTTCTTGTTCACCGATAGTTAGTTCGCCTGCATCCATTGCTGTTTTTAATTGATTAGCAACTGTTGGATTAGTGACTGTTCCGATTGTCTGTCCATCTTTTTGAATTTCTTGTGCAGGTTGACCTGATGCCGGGGCGATTGATAATTCTTCAAAGACCTTTTTTAATGAAGGTAGTTTAAATTCTTTAGTTACTGAATCAGATTCAGTAAGCATATTGCTTGGTCTAGGTTTTTTAGATTCCTTTTTAGGTTCTTTTTTAACTAATGACTCTTTCTCTGTCACTTTGTCAAATTTAGTTAATATGTCTTTAAAATCCATAATATTATCCTTATAGTCCCGCTGATGTCTCAGGCTTTGGAGCCCTTTTTATATCAGTGAACGGACTCTTATCACCTTTAACTGAATCATCTGTCCAAGGCTTCCAAGGATCAAATGAATCTTTAGTATTCTTTTGATCAGCAGGTAAACCTACTTTGCCTACATTCTTATGTTCAGCATGTTTATGAATACTATCTAAATACTTATCACCATATTCTTTGCTGGCTTCTTTTCCATTGTCATTCATTTCGTCATGCTGTAACAAAGGAGTATCTTTCATTTCATTTTCATAGCCAACCATCTCGTTGTCAATGCTATCGTCAAATGCAGTATTAACCATTCTTACATAGTTAATGTTGTGCCCTAGCAATTGTGCTAGTTGTTGAATCATTGGTTCAGTTACTGGATATGCGAATTTACATTTAAAGATGTGAACTTGTTCATTTGAAAGATTGGGAAATCCATACGGTGATTTCATAATCGGTGTAGTAGTTGGGCCCTTGATTTCTTGAGGCTCAAACTTTTGTAAGTTATGTTTAAATAACTCTAAGAAATTTTTGCTACAGTCTCCAGCAACTTTGATCGTACAATCATAAGTGTGAATGGATTCTGCAATGTAATGTTTTAAACTTTTCATATTGTATAGTTCCCGTATAATATATTTATCATTCCTCTGAGTTTTTCCCACTTAAAACTCGCAGTAATTCGTTGCGATCTAAGTTTTGGCCTGAGCCCTCGCCTAAAGGAATATTGTCAATTTTTTCGTCAGCCTTTGCTTGACGTTGATCTAGTGTTGCTTTCTTTAATTGTAAGTCAATCATCTTTAATTTCTTGTTTAGTTTAGCAGTCTTAGCAGTAATAGCATGGTTTAACATGTTACTCGCAACACTAAATATATCTCCACTGAAACGTGAATCTACTTGCATACCTAAGTCCATTAAATCTTGGAAACTTGTTGATGCTTTATCGGCTAAATCATCTAACTCTCTGTCAGATGCTTCTAGTCCTCTAACTGTAGGTAATGCAGTTTCAATCTTCTCTAAGTTATTTAATGCTTCTTTAGTAACTTCTTTTGCTACGCCCGGAATAGGTTCATTCAGTTCGTTTTCATCACTAGATGCTATATCAAATAATTCTTCAAGTTTCTTTGTCATGCATCTATTTAGTTACTTTGATCTGCCATTGTAGAAAAGATCATCTTCTGTCACTACTCTAAATTTCATACCTTGTGCTTTACAATATGCTTTTGCAGAATACCATTTGGCATGATTGATCGCAACAACTGCTTGTTGTCTTGCATTTTGTACTTTTTCTGTTATAATGCTCTGTGCTTTTGGTTTGATCTCAATCAACTCAGCATTTGTTTTTCCAAACTTATCTTGGTATACTATAAAGAAGTCTGGAATATAATTAGTGCGTTTCCCTTTAAAAGGATGTAAGTAAGGAATTACTATTGATTCACTCGCCCACTTGAGTATCTTATCGTTAGTATCACAGAAGATCATAAATGTGAGTTCCCAGCCTGAACGATACATAGGCTTACCTTTGCCCACATACTTATGAGGATTTTTTATAGTATAGATACCTTGTGCGTATTTTTGTTTACGAGGCATTGACTAACCTTAAGGTATTACGTTGCGTTGTACTGCTTGATTAGGAGTAGGAACATTTGATACCCCATACAATGCTGTTTTAGACTTTAATAAGTTAAGATAAAATGCCATTTCAGAGTTTACTTGTAATGTTGTCTGTACATTTGTTCTAAAGTAATCCATAAAGATTTGAATGTCTGTTTCAGTTTCTTGTGCAATTCTAAACAATACTGTTGCAAACTGAGATGCAGTTTGTTTAGTTTTTTCATTTTCTGAATTGCCTTTAAGCACACCTAAAAAATAAGAATACACTGAGTCCCAGTCCCCTGAATTTACTCTTAGTGTCTGAGCATAGAAATTATCAAAAATTTCAAGTGTGTTTTCTCTTTCTGTTATTTGTAATGCCATTAGCCTAGTCCTAATACCCCTGCTATAAATCCTTTAACTTGTTCACCTGCTTTTTGTTGACCTGCCGGTGCCGCCGCTGTATTAGTTGTTGCACCAGTCACTACACCTTGGTTAGCAATGTTTACTACTGCGGGTGTTGAAGCATTAGTCGGAACATTTGTGTCTCCTCCTAAACCTAATGCTCCTAATGCGGCCTCTTTAAGACCTTCTCTAACTTGTTTCTTTGCACTATCTATTAAAGTATCTACTCCACCGTCATATAGTCTTCCTAATACTTGTATATTTTCAGTATTATTATCTCTATTAGCCCATAGTTTGGCTAAATCTGCTGGATTGCTACCGCCTTGTTCTAAAGGACTTGGTGTTTTGTCGTAGTTAGCAGAAGAAGAATTGAATGCTGGGGGCAACTCATCTGTTTGTTTTCCCGTATTGTATATTACAGTCTCATAATCGATAGTCATTCTATTTTGCATCGTGCCTGCACCGTCTGCATAGTCATATGTGTCATGGTCAAATGTAGTGATGATTGGATTGATTAAGGTATATGCAATATATGTTCCAGCCCACATGCCATATATTGTAATGTTATTAAAGAAAGGTACTTTCTCTCCGCCCGACTGTATGGCTCCACCGTCTCCACGTGCATCACCCCTGTAACCATATTCAGTATCACCTGAGATAGATGGATCATAAATATTACGTCTGTTAAATGCTCCTGGACTGCCTTTACTAGCACCCTGCCAAGGATTAACAACTGGATTCCAAGCATCTGCATAGTTATATCTATAGTATGCGTCCCATATTGCAGTAACTTGTGATGAATTATCATCATGGAATGTAATATCAATTGGTTGATATTTAATTTTTGATTGAATCAAACGTTTTCTATTGTATTGATTCATTTCTTGTACTTCTATATTAAACGTAGGTAGCTTAACTGACTTAACTAATAGACCTAAGTTATTTCCTGCATCAATTGGATTTCCTACGACGGCCGATTCATTAATGTCAAATACAGTATGGAAAGTAAATTTAACTTTGCCGGCGTTACCTTGTGCATTAGGTAAAAATGTTTGGGCCGCATGAGTATAATCACGCAAATACACTCGACCAGTCAGGGAATCAACAATGCCTGTTTTAATACCATCTATTAGTCTATCGACTGAGCCTGAAGCCATACTATTTTTCTCCTATAGTATTATTTATCACTTTATAAAACCCATAAAAAAACTGGTCGAAACCAGTTTCTTTATTTAAATTAATTCTGTAACTTACGTAGCAGTAGAAATTGCACTTGGGAATGTTTGTAGACCTGATTGTCCTACGCCTGCTCCCGGAACGCCGTTGATGTCGCCACCAGCATTTGTTTGAATTGCATTATCATAACGTAAAGTCATAGCAATAGTTACTGCATCAGATGTACCATAGTTTAGAGTCTGATAGTTTGCTTGTTGTAAGAAACAACCTGCTAATGACCAGTTTTCTAATACTGTTGGTGTGTTGATACCGTTACCACCGTCTAAGATTTGAATTTCAGTACTGAACTTGTAGTCTCCGCCGGCTGCCGCTGAGGACTGCTCGTAGAAATCTAATTGTCTTTGTAACTGAGCACCGACTGCTTTTGATACATTACCAGAAGCATCATCTCTGACATTGATAGCAAGTGTTTGCCATGTGTGTTTACCTGCAAGATAGACACGTGAGTTGTATACGTTCATAGTGATTTCATCAAATTGAACTTGTGGTCTAGCACAGTCTATTACTTGTCTAGTAAGTATAAGTGAAGAATCATCGTCAAAACCAAAATCAATGAAATTCACTCGGAATCTATATTGAAGTTTTGGCATCAACAAGTTTTGGTTTGCTCCGCCTTCAGGTTGTACCGAAAGTTTTGCTAATGTATCTGAGGCTGTTGCCATTGTTAATCTCCTGTTTTAATATATCTTGTATATATTTATCTTTTTAATTCAAAGAGGCCGAAGCCTCTTTGTATATTTGTTTTACGCTCCTGATAACTCACCAGTGTTGAATATTCTGACCGGAACATAGATAAACTCAGCGGCTTTCACGGGCTCTACTGCTATGTCAATCCAAAGTTCATTTCGATCTATTCTTGCTGGAGTGTTATTTGAATCATCACAAACTACTGAGTAGTCGTATAATCCTCTTTTTGAAACTAAGTCTTGGAACAATGTTTCTACTACTGCTTTAATAGACTTTCTTGTTTGTGGATCATTAGGTTCAAATACGAATGGTCTAGATGCTAGAATCAATTGTCTACGTATGTAAGCAACTAATCTTGCTACGTTAACTCTATCCAATGCAGATGAAGAATTGAATGAAGTTTTGTTACCATAGTTCAATAATCCGTTACCTGTAAAGAATACCATTGGGTTAATAAAGTTAGTGTATAACACATCTCTAATACCAATACGTGTTCTGATTGAGTTGAATTCACCTTCTGCATCAATGTAACCAATGCTTGTAGCATTATCGATTATACCACGTCTAGTTCCTGCTGGAGCTAACCAAGGATAAGCAATATTGTCATTACGCAACATAGTTCTTGTCATCATGTGTGATGATGGTACAGCAACTAAGTTACCAGATAGATCACTAGTGATACCTGATGGATAGAATAGACCCATGTAAGTATTTCTAGTTACTAGTCCATCTTCACCTGTTGTCACTGCTTTCGCGGCGTTAGTTGCCCAAGCCTGAATTTCAGTTGCATCATCTTTTAGTCTCATTGGTGTATCACCGACGATGTAAGAAGTCTCACCTCTATCAGAGTTCAATGCTACCATGTTAGGCTGTAGTTCAGGATAACCTGGTGTTGCTTGTAAGTTAAAGAAGTTGTCTTCGTCTCTAATTGCAACGTTACTGTCAACTGCTGAACGTAATGCTTTGGTTACCATTGCTCTCTGTGCCTTACGACCTGCGAACATTGCTCCGTCTGCTTGATCACCTGAAGCCGATACCCATGCATCTTTCTGTGTTGGTAAAGAAGCAGTCGGGAATCTATCTCCGTTGAAGTAGTTTACACGATATTGTTTAACGTTGTATGAAGAACGTCTTGTGTTCCAACATAGCATACCTTGTGGGTAATTTGCTGATAAAGGAGCATCAATATCTAAGTAATCACTTGATAATAATGATACGATACTAGGTACCGGGTCATTTGCCGGGCTAGTTGTTCCGTTAGTTGCCCAACGTGTGTCTTTAAATAAGATACCAGCTGGTGTAGTCTGATCAGAGTTGTCAATTAAGACCCACTTATCAGTAGCACTACCGCCACCTACTGCTGTAACTGACTGCCATCTATATATATTAGGGTAAGTTTCTAAATCTGAAGTATCTAACCAAAGATCACCGTATACTAATGCTGTTAAGTCAGACTGTGTAGTCGGCTCACTAGCAGATACGAGAGGTCCTTTAGGATCAGTTGCGTTTGAGACTGATGGGCTAGGTAGTCCGTTTGAATCATAACCTTGTGACTTATAACCTTTCCAGTTACCGTTGTAATTGATCATCATATCTAATTGATCAGTTGCAGAGTAGTACCAGTTAGTAAAATTAGTTGGTATTGCTGTTGGTGCGCCTTCATTTGCTGTTAATGAGTTCGCTCCAGTTGTTGTTAATGAGAATTCTCTCCAGTTTGATAACTGAGTAGTGAATGCATTAGCGCCGACGCCTGCATTTAATGTATAAGAAGTAACAACTCCTGTTGTTACACTTGTTACAGTAACTACTAAATCATTTGCTGTAGTTGCTCCACCTAATGCTGTACCTAAGAAAGTAACTCTGTCGCCTACTGCATGACCTGAGCCACCGCTTACTACTGCATCAGGATCAAAGTCATAATAACCGTAGTCATTAGTTACTGATATTTGTAATCCTGTACCAGAACCTGTTGAAGAACTCTGAGTTGGTTGAAATGTAATGTCATCTCTGAATGGTCCAGTTTTACAACCTACTGTTACAGTTGTGAAGCCTGCTTCTGTGAATACACCGTTAGAAACACCTGTACTATTATCAAACTCATCTAAAACAATAACACCACCTGATGTATGTTGTAGTCGTAATGAACCGTCATCGTTAACTGATGCACTTGTGTAAGGTATATTCGCCGCTGACCATGAAGTTACAAAGTCAGATGCATCTGTAGCATCTGCTAAGTTAAATGTGTATGCCGCACTTAGTGCAGTTGATCCAGGAACTGAGATTTGAACTCTTGCTACATAAGGACCTGATGTAAAGTCTGGTGCAGTATTTGTACCATTAACTACAGTTGCTCCTGTTGCCGCTCTATAGAAGTAATATACTGGTGATCCAGGATACTCTCCGTCGAAATTGTATTGTGCATAAACAGAACCAGCTGGAATCGCTTGTCCACCTGTTGTGTCTGCTGAATAGATTTGACTCCAATCAGAAGTTGCAAAAGTTGGTGTTTTAGCAGTAAAGACTGCTGATACTGAATCATACTCAGCGATTACTGGTTGTAATCCTGTTCCGTTAACCTTGACCCATACAGAACCAGTTGTTGCTGGAGCCGCTTGTCCTGCTGACCATAATGGCTGTTCAGCAGATGTTCCGTAGAATGCTCTTGGCTGAAATCCAGTTGTTGTTGTTCCACTAAATCCTAAATCTGCAAAGATAGTTCCAGTTGCTCCATTCAATCTAATGTAGAATGGTGTTGCTGGTGAACCTTGATCTCCGCCTGTTTGTGCTGAGTAGATTTCAAGTTTGTTATTAACAACTGCCGCTGATATCCAACCCCAATTTAGAGCATTAATATCTGCCGCTAATTGAGTTACTGTATTATTCGGTGCTGCCGCTACTACAAGAGTAGTGACGTTTGTTCCGTTAACAACTAAATTAATAGTATCACCTTCAGTCAATGTAGGACTAGCTGTAGGTGTTGTTATTGTTGGCCATGCCTGCATCCATGCAGTAGAATCTAGACCTACCCAAGTATTAAAACGATTTTTGTACCAATATGTTGGTGCTTGAGTTGCATTAGGATCTCTATAATTAGGAATCGCAACAACTGCATAGTCACCGATAGCTCCTACTGATGACAGAGGTGTACCAACTGATACTTGAGCCGCCAAAGTAATAACGATTGGTGTTTTAGCAGTAAATGCTCCTGTAGTTGCATTAAATTCGTTAATTCCCCATGTAGAAGTAGTTGCATCTAACCAGAAAGAACCGTCTGTTGGTGCTCCTGTTGGTCTAGTTGTTTTTCCTACTAAACTTGCTAGATCGATATCTGCTCTAAGAACAAAAACCTGATTACTAATACCAAGTGAAGAATAAGCCGCTAGTAATCCATATTCATTTAATTCATAGCCTTGTAACGGAGTACCGTTAGATGCTGTGTAAAAGAATGGGTTACCATATAAAGTAACAAGATCACGTTGTGATGTGATTCTGTATAGTTTACCTGCATTCGCCGCTGTGGTAGCCGCCGCTGTTGCAGTTGATGTTGGATCCGCTTTGTCTTGTGCTGTTGCTAACAAGAAGAACGGGATTGATGCTGTTGCGCCTGGTAAGTATTGACTTTCGTCTACTACGCTTACTTCTACGCCTGGTGATGTTAGTGCCATAATATTATTCCTTTTGTATGATTTTGAGGGTTACACCCTGATTGTTTTTTCATAGTATTATTTATCATGTATTACAAAAAACAAAGGATTAAGATACCTTCGAAGGTATTTTATAAATACTAATATGAGTATACCTAGACCAATATGTAAAATCTGTAACAGAAAAGTCTGTGCCGTGAACTATATTAAGAAAGGTAAACATCATTACAGAAGTATGTGCGATCAGTGTGGCAAAGTAAACCAGACTAGAAAGCCTATATATCTTTGGCAGAAAGCAGGGTATGAAAAAGATAAAATATGTTTTCTATGTGGTTTTAATAGTTTATACTCTACACAAATGATTGTATATCATATAGATGGAAAACCTCAAAACGTAGACTTTAAAAATTTAAGAACAGTCTGTTTAAATTGTATTGAGGTCGTAAAGAAAAAAGAAATTGTTTGGGTAAGAGGTGACTTAACTGTTGACTATTAATTCCATGTGCTTATGTAGGTCATCAATTGTGCTGTTGTTATCGATTGTATGATCGTAGTCTAAACCTACACTACTATATTCACTAGCATGTACACCACGTTCAGTTAGTCGTGCAAGTGCTTGTGGGTTTTTATAGTAATTGTAATCGACTGCATCAGTTAACCATTCAGGATCTTGTCCTCGATTTACTCTGATAGTTGTTCCACCTGCGTTTTTAATAGCATCAACTTCATTTTTAAATCTACAATCAGTAATAACAACATTATCTTTTATTTGTCGTAATTGATTTTCGATTGATGATACCCAGATGTCATTATGAAATGAACGTCTACCGACTTCAGTTCCCCAATACTGCAAGACCCAACGAGGAGTTAAGTGAGGCATGTTTAATCGTTTTGCCCACCACTCATCAACTTCTTCACGCCACTCTCTGCTAGATTGAGTAGTGCCTTCTAGCATTTCTCTATCCCAACCAAAGATAGCAGATACACAGTCCTTTAATGGGCCTGCATAACTTAGTTTTTTAAAGCCATGAAATCGAATAAGATAATCTGCGGCTGTGTCTTTGCCACTGCTGATAAGTCCCGTAACACCTATAATCATCTGATATTCCTCTAGTTATATAGTCGTATTATATACTATATCAGAGGAGAAGTCAAGTGTTTTTGGTAAATTAATTAACCTTGTACCCAAGTAAGAGGTTGTGAGTAATCTACATAATCTCTGAGGTCTTTGAGGCATTGTTCTTGTCCAGCTTTACCTTCTGCCTTCATTGCCGCTCCGTTTAGAGCAGTACCACCAGAAGGACCTGCGATAGTTGAGAATTTCTCACGTGCTTGTCCGATAGATATAGTCACTGTTGCTAATACAAAGTCTTCCATCCAAGGTGAAATGCCAGGATCCTGTAAGAGAGTTGTTTCTGGACGTGTTACATCTGCCCAGATAAGAATTTGTTCACCAGAGCCTTTAAAGTCTCTGACAAATCTAATTGTTTTAGTTACAGGATCGAATGTGTAGATAACATAACCACCAAACATTCTAGCGGCAAGTTCTACATAACCTGCATAGAAGTCATATGTTGCTAGTCCACCTGCATAGTTGTAGTTCAACAAGTAAGTGTTTAAGATAGCAGATGAGAATGGATCGAATGATGATGCACCTGGACCTGTTTCAAGGCCAATCGTTCTTCTAAAGCATTGTCTCACATTAATGAATTCAGTTGGTAGTGTATAAGTATCTTGGTTCTTATCAACAGTTAACAATGTATAGGATTCTTGTACTGAGTTTTCTGCACGTTGTCTGTAAGTTTTGATTGCATAGTTATATGCGGCTTCATAATGTTCTGGATCTAATTCTAAATCGACAATGCCATCACCAAGCCTATACCGGATGTTGTCGAACATTGATTCTTTCAGTTGCTCAAGGTTCTGATTATTGGGTACTGATAATTCGTTTGCGGCCATGTGATAAAATTCCTATTTCTAGTATTTATCAGTCTAAATGTTTTTCTGTTTAATATAATTATGTAAATCAGTGGCTCTGGCTAAATGTGCGTCTGCTCCATGATGACCATACGTAGCCTTTGGATTAGTCATTCCAGCATTATTATATTTTTCAAAAAACCCTTGGGTGTTATCTCTATACTTATAATAATGAAGTGTATCTAGTTTTTCTAAATAAGGTTTTAGATGTCTCATGTTGTGATTGTGAAATGCAATACCAGAATTAGTCATAAGATATCTAATATTATCTTGTGTTTGTAAAAAGTATTGTATAGACAAAGCATCTTTAGCAGTTAGTATTTCTGTATAAATTTCAGAGTACACTAAAAATCTTTGTGTTGTTACAAAAGGTTCTTTTTCAGATGTTGTAACTGTATGCGGATCTGTCATTGAATTAACTTGCATATAATCTTGCATCGTTGGGTCTGCCCAATCAGCACATGTATCTTGGTTGCTATCCCATACATGGGGAAGAGGAGCCTCTAGTCTGCAACTTTCTGCCCAATTAATTAATACAAAAATATTGTTGTTCTTGTTTTCTACGATTTTTTTGTTCAGTGTAAACCAATTGAGTACACTACGATGTATTGCACTATTAGAGGAACCATTTCTTGCAATGTTAATAGGTTCATGGTCTATCATTCCTGCTAGAACATTACCAAAACTTGCTTTACGATTCTCTGGACTAGATAAGTTACCATCAATCTCCGACCCTGCGGCGTGACTACACCCCGCAATCAACATATAGTTTGCCATGTATTTAGAACGCCTTTAAAATAATCATTTGATCGTTGAAACGACCTTTTGGTTTGACTCCGACTGCTTTGATATCATCAAAGTATTTACGTGCCGCGGGTTTACTGCCCATAATTTCTTTTATTTGATCTTTGGGTTTACGCAATGTCTTAATTGCACTCTTAGACTTGTCAAATCCATACAAAGTGTTTCCTTTAACAAACATTTCCCCACTCATATCATCTGCAATATAGTGATGCAGTTTTCGTTTAGCAGTATCATAGCACCATGCTTCTTTAGACAAGTGCAGTTCTGCTGGGCGAATGCTTTCTAGTTTTAGTTTTGTTGTTTCGCACTCAAAACGTTTTTGATACTTTAACTTTTGTGTTGCTTTCTCCGGAGAGATCGGTTTAGTCTTACGTTTAGCCCTAGATGCAATCTTAAGACTAGCATAAGAGTTTAGTACACTAATGATAGTATCATATGCAAGTATAGTTTGCTTCAGTTTCTTTTTACTAAAATGATCATAGGCTTCTACTAACTGTTCATCTTTCCCTTCAATTACTTCCTTGAATTCTTTCTGTTCTTTCTCATAACTTTCTATTAATTGAGGAACATGATTTGCTAATGGATTGTATGTGTTTAAGATTTTCATAATCTGAGCATTAAACTTAGGATCGATTTTTATTTCGTCTTCAAAGAATTGATCCATTATACCGTCGATCTCTCCACCGGCTTCCATCAATTTTTCTCGCATGATATCTTGTATCGAAGGACGATTCGGTTTGTCTTTTGCTTTGTCTTCTTTTACTTGAGCAATCAAGTTACCTTTTTCTATCCACTCATCTTTGCTTTTTGCAATATGGTCAGTATGTGCTTGAGGCATATACCCAACTTTATCACAAAACCAAACTGAACTTGAAAGAGAATTGAAGTTCCAATCTGGATTTCGCAGAATAACTTCTATGTCTTCAGCAGGCCAGCCAGATTCTATTTTGATCCATGTTTTACAACGCATCAATCTTTTCTTGTCACCGATCTCAGTTCGGATAAAGTATTGAGCATCTTGGAACGCCCTCTCTTGACCAGAGGCGTCGGTGATTCCTTTATACTTTTCCCACTTAGGTTCGGGTGTTAGATAAACTGTCTTTTGTTTTCTCCGAGCCACTTCATCTCCTTATTGATTAATGTTCTTACTTAGTGTTAGCATTATACATTAAATATTTTTTAGTATCAACCTTTTATTTACCCAAATTCTCTGGGTAATTCTATTAAGATAAATATATATATGCCAAGACTAAGTTTATACCGGGAACAGAAACAGAACGATTATCGTTTCTTAGACAGAAATATCTCTGAGCAATTGACTGTGGGTGGTACTGATTTATATATCCATAAATATGCAGGACCATTAGATCAAGGACCTTCAACAGATTTTACACAGCCTCAATACGATGCGATGGAGCCAACAAACATACAAGACTTGCTGTTCTTAGAGAACAGAGATCGAAAGTATGAGAAGGATATATATCGATTACGTGGTCATTACTCTGTACAAAACTTAGACTTTGATCTCAGTCAATTCGGTTTATTCTTAAGTAATGACACTATTTTCATCAATGTACATTATAATGACATGATGGACATCTTAGGCAGAAAAATGATGGTAGGTGATGTGATCGAATTACCCCACTTGCTTGATTACGATCCATTAAACGATGATGCAACTTTATTCCCCACAGCACTAAAAAGATTTTATCAAGTTACAGATGCTAACTTTGGAAGTGAAGGCTTTGCAATTGATTGGTACCCTCATCTATGGCGTATCAAATGTGAGAAGTTAGTAGATAGCCAAGAGTTTCAGGATATCTTACGTGCTCCAGATGATATAGATAATTATTTAGGAGACTGGGACAAGAACAAAACTTACCCTGCAGGGTATGTAATGACATTTGGTGACAAGAACTATCTTTCATTACAAGACGTACCTGTAGGAACTAAACCCAATGCAACTAATCCAGATCTTTATTGGGTACTAGATACAGGCAGAACTTTAAAAGATGTATTAGGTCGTTACAATGAAAACATTAGAATCAATGATGCTAACTTAAAAGAAGCGGCACGTATTGTACCTAAAGCAGGTTACGATACATCAGACTTATATGTTGTTCCTGGTTACGGTATATATGAAGCAAACAATGTATTATCAAACAAATTAAATCAGCCGGCACCCCCAACAGATGTTCGTGCATGGATGCCTGGCAACAGTGCATTAAGTGCAACCGGTGAAGTCATTACAATGAAAAGTGACAAATACAAAAATGAATCTACGGGTATTAGAATACCTAAAGAAGTCATGGAAGTAATGCAAATCAAACATGGAGAGCAAGGAATAGATTTAGATGCAATGATAGAAAAGTTTGTACAAGCGACTTTATCAATAGCAGTTGAATCTCCAGAAATGTCTCCTACAGGATCTGGTTCAGGGGCAGTAGAAGGAACAAAACTTCTCACAGTTAATATATCAGGGCCTGTTGTAGGTCCATACGGTACTGCTGATAACACTTACGCAACAGCAGACCAAGATCCAGTAGCACCAGGGTTCACAGGTACGGAACCATATGGTCCGAATACAATGGACTATCGTGCTGACTGTGATCCTAGATTTCAATTCATTGCACGTGCAACTCCAAGAGACTTTGGTTATACAACAGGTTACTTAAGTGGAGATGGTACTCCACCTAATGGTCTACCTTCAGGAGCAGGAATATCATTCCCATCATCACCGCAAGTGGGAGACTACTTCTTGCGAATAGACTATACACCAAATGTTTTATATCGTTGGTCAGGTACTCTTTGGTTAAGAGTTAGTGAAGATGTCAGAACAACAACAGGCTATACTGCCGCTGATACTTCGCAACTTTCAGGCTTTATTAATAACGAGGCGAATATTTTTGTAAATAACGATGGAGCAAATGTATCATCTGCTCAACCTCTAAGTTCTCTATTAAACATAGCACCAGATGCTAATCCACCAAGTGACGGGACATAATGGCACAATATTTTTACGATAATCAGATAAGAAGATTTTTATTACAGTTTGCTAAAATTTTTAGTAATTGGTATGTAACTCAAGGAAATGATCCTAACGGCAATCCTATATTAGTTAGAGTACCAATTCAATACGGTGACTCTAGTAGACAAGCCGCAACTATTATTGCGAACAACTCGGCATCCAACCTGCCCTCTGCACCTTTGATGACGTATTTTATTAACGGTTTAGAGTATGATCAGAAACGTACACAAGAGCCTTACTTTGTAGAGAAACAAAACATACGTCAAAGAAAATATGATTCTGGCTCACAGAATTACGGTGACGAACAGGGACAAGCATTTACTGTTGAGAAGTTGATGCCAGTACCATATACACTTCGATTACAAGTTGATTTTTGGACAACTAACTATCAGCAAAAATTAGAATTGATTGAGCAATTAGGAACATTGTTTAATCCTTCATTAGAAATTCAAAGTACAGATAATTTTGTAGACTGGACATCATTAACAATTGTATATCAGGATGGTTTAACATTCTCATCTCGTACTATTCCACAAGGAACCGGTAATCCAATTGATGTCATGTCATGGAAGTTCTACTTACCCATGTGGATTACTACATCTTCTAAACTTAAAAAGTATGGTGTTATTAATAAAGTTATCGCATCTATTTTTGATGGGAAAACATTACAAGATATGTCTGATGATGACTTGCTAATGGGAACAAGACAAAAGATTTCTCCATACGGATATCAAGTATTGTTTATAGGTAACTCATTACAATTGTTACCCCAAGATATACCTGAACAGCCATCTAATTTAACATTAGATAAACCAGTCAATCCAGATACTGATTTGTTTTGGACATCAATCTTAAATATGTATGGTGCTTATCGCCCTGGTATCTCACAGATTTGGTTAGACAATCCATATATGGAGACTGAGATTGTAGGAACAATAGTAGTTGATCCACTTGATGATCGTTATTTAATTTTTCAAGTTGACATAGATACTTTACCACAAAATACTTTAGAGCCAGTTAACTCAGTTATTAATCCACAAATTACAGGGCCCAACTCAGGCTTGCCCGGACCTGTTCCTAATGTCAGATATTTGTTAGTGAGTAACATTGCATCTGATACTGCATCATGGGGTACAATTATAGGAAGTCAGACAGGTAAATCAACTGCACCTGAATCGCAGGTTGCTACTACTCTAGCTCCAAATGTAAAATATCAAATTGCAACTTTAGGTACAACAGACTTTAGAAACTATGGCGCCGCAACTAATACTATCGGCACTCAATTTACAATGAACAATGTACAGCCAGAAGGCACCGGAACTGCATACACTGTAGTTGAAGCAGGTGCTAATGATATCTTACAATTTAATTCAGATATTATGACTTGGTTTGTTGCATTTGATGCGAGTATAAATTCCACATCGACTGCTTTAGAGTATCTTATTAATCTAACAACAGAAATTCAATATCGTTGGGCTGATACTCCCGCAGACTCTGTGCAACCCGGATTGCCTGCTCAATGGATGAAGTCATATGAAGGTTATTATAACGAAGGTGATTACAGTATAGTTATTTAAGGGC